TAACTGAACAAATTAATATTAATACTATCATTGTAATATAATTTCTGCTATTCTATGAATATAATGTCCTGTTTTCATTGGGTCGATTTGATCCAAAGAAAAGTAACCCCATTCTGTGTGTTCTTCACCATCAATCGCGTTTTCTAGATCAGGTTCAATTGGATTTTGAGTATCCAAAAGATACACATACATCAAACCCTTCACTTTGTTTCCATCACGAGTATGTCTCGGAATTAGACCTATGAACTTTAGATCTTTTTCATCAATGTCAATCGCAGTTTCTTCAAAGAACTCACGTTTGGCACCTTCCATGGTTGTTTCATTTTCTTCTAGTTTGCCCCCAAAGATTGACCACATACCAGGAAACGCTCCTTGACTATTTCTTTTAGCGAGGAGAACTTTATCTCCACATTTTACCATTACTCCGGTGTATCTTTTTTTATCCATTGTATTTATAAATATGAATGTAAAGGTAGGGAAAAATATTTTTAATGTCAAAACTTTAGTCTCTCCAAAAGAACAAAAAATTGGAATGATGAAAAAAACGTTCGATGAATCATTCAACGGTATGTTGTTCCTTATGGGAGGTGACGAACAATGTTTTTGGATGAAGAATTGTATTATCCCTTTGGATATTATTGTTATCAAAAATAACGTTGTCGTAAACATTCATCACAATTGTCCTCCATGTAACGATGATGATTGTCCATCCTACTGTGGTAACGGTAATATTGTACTCGAGGTTATGGGTGGCACCTGCGATAGGCTTGGTATCGAAGCTGGTGACTCAGTTAATTATATCCTGAATTAATTTTTCCAAATAGTTTCATTAACATCTTCCTTGTGACCGATGTACCTTGCAAGTACAAAAAAGAAATCACTCAGTCTGTTCAAATATATTGTAATTGGATGAAGTTTAATAAAATTATCGAGGATTTTACATTCCAAAACTTGTATTTCGGTTCTTCTCGCAATTGTTCTACAGATGTGAGCCAATGCAACCGCTCTTGTACCTTTTGGTAAAATGAAGTTTTTGAGTTCGGGAAGTTCTTTGTTCATAGTATCCATCGCCTCCTCTAATATTTTCACATCTTCTTGTGTTACCTCAGTTAGTTCAGTTTCATTATCATTGATCAACATTGATCCAGCATTGAATAGATTCCACTGAATAATTTCTAATTGAACGTGAGCATTAGCTGTCTCACTCCTGAGTAGACCAACGAATGAGTTGAGTTCATCTAATGAACCAACAGCTTTAATTTCTTGAATTGTTTTGGAAACTCTTCTTCCTGACAGTAGACTTGTGGTGCCGTCATCACCTTTTTTTGTGTATACCTTTTTGGACATACACTAAATCTAACAACTTATTCGGGGACTTCAACTTTATCTTCAGCAATTTTTTCCTCAAGTCTTTTCTTGAATTCGGAAACAATCATTTTCAAAAACTTAATGTAAGGAGCATCTTCTCTTTCAGGATCGTATTTGTAAGAACCTGAAGGTGGTCTTTTACTTCTTCCCAAATAATTGAGACCTGAGATATTGGTGATACATTTGTGTCCACCTGACATTGAGTTAATCAAATCCCATGCACTTACACCAATCTTGTCCAACATAAGTCTGTGCTCTTCAGGTAGCTCACTGAAAGGAACCTCCATCATTTCTCTGATGTGATCCAACTTCTCTTCTCCACCGTCCATAAACATAAATCTTTCACCGTAAAGTGCATCAAAATCCTTAAATGTAAATCCTACACTTTCAGGACCTACGGCTGTTTCACTTATCCACTTAATTGTAGATAATGGTATCACTCTGTCCTTCAATTGTGATTCCCATTTACCAATAACTTCTTTTGCAATTTCACCTAAATTAACTCCTTTCAAACCTCTTTCTTTCTTGAAAGGATTACAAGAAACTTGAACTAATCCAAGTGGCCAAGCCATAATCAAAAAATCTGCATTGGGATATGTTCTAAAGGGAGTATACCTATCATAAGATCCAGGTTTTCTCATATCTCCACCGCCATATTGTGTAATAATACCGTCCTTGAATTCAACTCCTTGGAATGATTTCATTGTCTCAGCATAGTCTTTGGCATTTGCTTGTAATTGTTCAGGTGAAGGTGCTTTGTTTTCCTTCATCCATTTCTTAATGTTTCCAAGGATCGAAAGTAAAGACGGTTCAGAATCCAAAACTAAACTCTCAAGAAAACCCTTTTTGTTTTTAAATGCCAACAAGAGTTTGTTCACAACGAGTCCCATCAACATTTTGTTTCTTTGAAGTGGTGTTTCTTTTTCGAATCTGAAAAGATAGTTTACTACCTCGTCAGGTGATATGTTGTGTTTAAGGAAGTCTGCAGAATCGACAGTACTGATCAGAAGTATATCTGATGAAGGGAAAAGATCTCTTGGCGAAATTATCTGAGAAATTGTTTCAACATTAGATCTTGCTTGTCTGAATGACTTGGAAGCACCTTTTTCAGCACCTACTTGCTTGTCATGATGATCAGTATGTATAACAAACATTGGTTTACCATGTGCAAAGTCTACTAACACAGGCATTGTATCTCCCGTGGCATCATTCTTTTTTACAGCAAATTCTTTTTCTCCGTATTGAATTACGTGTGCGCCAACAACTTTGATCCCGTTATCTTCAAGATACTTCTTCATGGCAATCGCCGTTGTTACCCCATCAAGATCTTGATGAAAGTATATTTCAGCCTTAGGATATCTTTTCCTAAGTGCAGAAATATCTCTAAGTCCAGTCTCAGATAAAATTTTCTTCATTATTTTACCGCGAATATTTCAATTTTTTTCTTCGTTTTAGGATCAAATCCAAACATTCTCTTACCATCTGATCCCATCTCGAACATAAATTTACCAATTGGAAGACTCGTCTTAACTACTAAAGATTCTTCTCTACCTGTTTCAGTTCTAACCTTAAGAAGTTTTTTTCCTCCTCTGTCAACGATTTCCGCTTCTGCGTTTTTACCAGGTGTTACTATTGTTATTGTCTTGGTAACCTGTTCTTTGATTATTCTTTTTACGATCTCTTTGAGATCACTTTCTGTCAATCTAATTGTTTTTTTCATATTAACTTTTTAAGGTGAGTAAGTATTTTGTTTTATTAATACCCGCAAGTATTTCGTCTCTAATATTAAGTAGATCTGTATCGTATTTTGGGTCCAAAATTTCTGTTATTGAAACTAAGAATTCAACTATTCCATCAATGAAGTTTTGTAGATTCAAAGCTTTTATGTCTTGAAATGCAATCACAAATTCATCAGGGAAAACTGGTCTCCCGTATTTGCCCATCATTGCTTCAGCAAAAGTATCAAGATGTCCATCGATAAGTTCATAGATTTCTCCGTAAGATCTGTGTTTGGCATCACCAAATGTCTGCCAATGTAAGAATCTAAATTGATTCTGTATTTGTAACAATTTTAATATTAATTCCTCTTTCATATTATTTCGGTATTAATGATCCCATTAACCAACTCAGCGGATCCATTTGAGTTTGTGTTGATTGTTGATTTGAAGTATTTGATGTTGTTGTTGGAACTTGTTGTGAGTCGTCCAATCCTTGGTTTCCAAAGTCATCTTGAATATACTGTTGTGCCTGTGCCGATTGATTATAGTCTGAAATACTCTGTTCATATTTTGCATCCCCTAATTTCTGTTGAAGTTCATCGGGTCCCACAAAATTTCCTATACCCAAGAAATCCAGTAATCCCAAATACCATTTTGTTTTTCTCATTAAAGCTCTTACTGACTTGTTCCTATTCATCAGTTGAGGCATTCCACCCCAAAAATTCTTCCATGTGAATATTTTCCAAGGAGTTTTCCAAGTTGCTCCCGAACCTGCGGTTCTATATCCACTGAAAGCGCCTCTTGGTCCCATAAATTTACCAATGAATGATCGATCAGCAACCAAGGCTTTTTTCATCATCTCCAAATTTTTGACCTGATCCGCAGCACTCATTTTCGGCATGTTCTTAGCCAATGTTCCAAGAGCGGTTCTTGCCTGTACACCTGTCTTCGCACTACCTTTGAATAAACGAATCCATTCTAGTATTGTGTTCTTGAAACCTTTAAGTTTAGATCCTGGCATCGCATTTATTAAATCTTCCAATTTGTTACCGATTTTTCCGATACCACTCACAAATTTACTAATAAGACCACCTTGTGAAGAAAGTTTAGCCAATTCTGCTGAAGCTTCTGCTGTTTTACCTGCTTTGGAAAGTGCCATTACATTATTCAGTGCCTTTGCCGAAGGTGCTCCCACTTTGAGTGCCCCCATTACAGGTTTAGCAACTACATCGCCAATATATGGTACAGCTGAAACAAGTGAAAGGAATCCAAATAAATAATCCCCCTGACTCATGTATAAAACACCATTTAAAGTGTCAGCAATTCCCGTTGGGTCTAACCATCCTATAAAACCGAGAACATTGTTATACCACTCTTCATTCAAAGTTCCGGACTTTGTTTCCTTGATTAATTTTTGGATCTCCTGTGATTTCTCTGGATGTAAAACCTTGAGGTATTCCAAAACAAACAGTCTCTGTTCTTTGTTACACTTAGCCCAATTCTCTTTGATAGATTGAATTACTTTTTCTCTTTTGAGTTGGTCCGATATTCTATCGAGCTGTTCGTTTGTTATTATAATGTCAGACATTTGTTTTTTCTTTATAAATATCCAAGACATAAAAAAAGGGTTCATTAAGAACCCTTTTCGAAATCCAACTCAGGTTGGCTTTTATCATCTATAAAACTTCTAATACGTTTTCTGGCAACTTCACAATAATTGGGTGACAATTCGATTCCAATCCAACGTCTATCTAATAGTTCCGCCGCAACCATACTCGTCCCTGATCCTGCGAATGGATCCAAAATCAAATCATTCTTGTAGGACAATATTTTTATTGCTTTGGTCGGGATATCCATTGAAAATGTTGCCTTTGTCATTTGTTTTGTATCCGCAAAGTATTTCCACTGACCATAAACAAGATCGATAAACTCTCTTTTCTGTTCCTCGGTATATGTCTTTTTTTCTTTACCATCTTCTTGTTCTACCATAACAGCCGACCACTGTGGCTCACCCTTAACTTTTTTGATGTGTTGTTTCTTATATGCCAAGATTACACATTCTTTGGGGTTATAGATGTAAGGAGATGAGGGTGACATCCAAGATCCCCAAGCCGTTGTTTTACTTCTGTGTGGTGATTCCTCCTCAAGATCAACTATACCGAAGAAACCAAATCCAATACTTTTCATTATACTCCAAACCTCACCAGCCATGAATATACGACCACCCTTTCCTTGACGATTAATTTCATAAGGAATGTTTACCGCAATCCTACCATCATCTTTTAGAATTCTATAAGCCTCTCTTAACCAATTGTTCGAGAATGTCTTGTATTGATCAAATTCTAAATCATCTTCGAATGTGTCGTATTCGATTCCAACTCCGTATGGTGGAGATGTGACAATCAAATCCACAGATTTCTCGGGCATCTCTGACATCACTTTGATACAATCTCCATTTACTATAGTGTTAATAATTTTTTCTAAACTCATAATTTTCCCTCTTGTTTCAATTGTTCTCTAATTTTGGTTGCAGATATTTCCCCCACTTCCGTTGGAGGTATATGTTCTATTATATCATATCCTACCCCTCTTCCGAAGTTCACTGATTCGATATCAGGTATGATTAGGACTTTCACTCTCTCCTCACCTATCAGAGGCCAAAGTTCATTTCTAATGTTTCTATCAACTTCTTCCGCACTGAAAGGGTTTTTTTCATCAGGTTGTATATCTCTAATACAGATGAGTACGTTTTTTCCTTCATTTAGTCTTTGGTCGATTAACCACCTGTGTCCCGCGTGCCATGGTTGCCATCTACCGATGAACATTGAATATTGTTTTGATCCTGTATTTTTTAATTTCGGATCACCCTCAACGTGGATTTTTTGCATAATCTAAAACTTTTTGTACGGACTCCTCCAAAACATCGTTTGTGGTGTCCAAGTCAAGGTAGTTCTCTGAAGGTTGTTGATAATCACTTACGAAAAAACTTTCTCTACCTCTCACTTCAGTAGTATGAACATAGACCTCAACCAAATTATCCCCCATCTTTTCTTTGAACTTATCTCTTTGGTCTTTATAAGGGGAAACCAATGAGACAACAACTTTCTTACCTTTTGAATTAAGATATTGTGCCAATTGTTGAGCTAACTCAATATTTTTTCTTCTTCCTGTTTCAGAATAATCTTTGTTATCAAAGAGTTCTCTTATGTCATCACCGTCGATATGAAACCACTGACATAGAGGACCTGTCGTCACAATTTCTTTCGCTATCGTAGTCTTACCAGATCCAGGTTGCCCTGTTAACCAAATAATCATGATTTATCCTCCAATTCTTTTATTCTGAGTTCTGCAATTACTGCGGATAATACCCAAAGTAGGGTGATACTCTGCCAAGTTACATCTTGACCCAAAGTTAAACCAGTGACTATACTTCCAACAACAGAAATTATTGCGAGAACAAATACAATCTTATGTAATAAACTTAATCTTTTCATTTTTGTAAGTTTTTAATTTTTCTGTCCAAATAGAATGCCGCTTTCTTCAGATCTTCCAACTCTTTGGTAACACATTTTTTTCCTGCTCGTGCAACGTATTTGACTACATTGAAAAGATATGCGTCTTTGTCCAAATCCCAAGCCTCGCAAACTTTTATGACCTCGTATGGATTATCTTCCCCTCCGTAGTGATTCGGATGGTTTACCATCTCGTTTGATTGAATCTCCATGTTCATTTGTTTTTAAAGTTGAGTCGGTTATTCTGCTGTGTTCATATGGATATGATTTGAGTTCTTCCTTAATTACTTTTTCTCGTTCAAGATGAACAAGATAGTAAACAATAATGACCCAGCTAAGAACTAAAACAGCCAAATAGATCAGAACTCCTCCGTCTAACTTTTTCATTTTTTATTACCCCACTTTTCTTCCATATACTCGATGTATCGATGTGTTTTGTTACCATTATAGAACATCCAAGCAATATAATAGTCAAACCACCAATCGAGTTTTTTGAATATTTTTTTCATGAATTATATTTCTTCTACTTTTGTAACTGTGTAGTCCTCTCCTCCAGATGTTTCTCTTTGCCAATGATCATCGTTATCATCTACCTCACCATTTTCAACCATTTCAATCGCCTCATCCTCGTCTTCAGCTTCGACTGTATAGGTTACATATTCATCTATGGTTCTTACACCTGTGATTGTAAATCTTTTCATAATTAATTGAAATACTTTTCTATTGCCTCAAGTTTATCGTCAGCATCAACCAACATTTGAAGAGCCTCTTCTGCATTTTTATAATAATCACCTGTAGAATGATCTCCGATTCCTGCGGCGTGGTTTGATAATAACTCCAAAGACAAAAGAGCCTTTGCTTTCTGTGCTTCCGCTTCTTTGCGAAGCATGTCGAATAAGTGAATTTTTACGTTTGCCATTATTTTGATTTTTTTCTTGTTTTTACGAAAGGTTCCGTGCTTGGTTGACCGTCCATTTGTTTAGGGTTTGATTTCTTTTTAGGTTGTTCAGTCTCTTCTTCGGAGTTACTTTTACCTCCTCTCCAATTTTTCCACTCAGTTTTGGACACATATTGCCAACTGATACCTACCATGTTCATTGCGGTTTTGTCATCAACTCTT